TCTGTGTTGTACCAGACAATATTTTACCGTACTCTTCACCAGTAGCGGCAGCGGGTTTCACCGCACCACCGGCGATACCGATAGAAGTTTTCTGATCATAACCAGCACGGATAACTTCTTGCATACCAACGGCGATACTCTTTTGACTAACACCCCATTTAACAGACAAATCGCGAACCTGTTGTCCGTAAGAAGCAATGAACTTCTCTTGTCCAGCAAACGTTCCTTTACCATCTGTAATAATCTGATATGTTTCAGTCAATGTGTTATTCAAGTCAATTGACTTTTTAGCGCCATCTGCCAAAGCAGCGCCAACGGCATAAGTAACCGGAATCATTGTTGCTCCAGCCATAGAAATATTACGTCCAGCCGTCAACATCTTATCTCCAGTTTTAACCAAACCGTCAGAAACAAGTGTTTGCTTAAGGGAAGCATTACCAACCTGTTTACCTAGTTGAGAATATTCAGCTTCCATAACACGTAGGTCACCAGTCAGCTTGACAACGTTAGCACTTGTTTTTTTATACTCGTCACTTGATGAACCAAGCTCGGTAGCATAGATACGTAGCGCTTGTCGCTGTGCGTCTATTTGACCTTTCAAGTTACGCATTTGCTCGGCATAGCCAGAAGCTTTAACACGAGCTTCACTGTACTTGTTATTCAATGCGCCTTGGATTCGACTGGCTTGCTCTGTTTGCAATTGCAACATCTTAGATTCGTCTCGCAAATCTTTAATGCCTGTTTTTTGAACAGCGTAAGCAGCCTTAGTTTTTTTTAATTGTTGTTCGAGCTTGGCAACTTGTGCCGATTGCTCTTTATAAGCTGTGATAAGGTTTTGACCAGCACGCCCGCCATCTTTGCCAGCGTCGATCATAGCCTGTTTAATTTCACGTAGCTTTAATTTTTCTTCGTCCAGAACTTTACCAAGTCCCTTGATTTTTGTACCAAGAGCCGAAGTGAAGTCACCAGTTGAAGATAAACGAGTAAAGTCTGCTTTCCACTGGTTAGTTGCTGTACGAATGTTTTGAGAAGCCTGTTTTAGTCCTGCGTTTAGTCCAGCACCATCTAGGCGCGTTTCCAAAACAACATGTTTTACACTACCAGCCATTAAGCGTCCACTCCTTTAGTTACAAAATCTGCCATGCTCATTGCTTTTTGGCCACCCTTCGTAAAGGTTGGCGTTTTGCCATCTTTCTTCTTGGCGCCGATGGACATTATTCGCGAAAGTTCGTCAAAGTCTTGGTCACGGATTGTATTCATGTCCCAACCTTTAACGTCCATGACAGTTTGTGCGAATAAGTCTAGCTTTTCTAAAGCTTCATCGACGCTTAGGCTTCCCCCGATTCATCTTCTTCGGTTTCTGTTTCGTTACCCATGAAGAATGAATACAATTCGTCTGAAATATCAACAATTTCAACTGGATCAATCTCATCGAAAGCCTTCTCACTAACAGTGAAGAAAGTCGACAAAAACTTTATGCGAAGTTCCATGATTTTCTCTTGTGTTACGAAGTAAGCTGATGGATCATATTCATCACTTGTGATGTCAGAAGCTGGATCAGACTTCAAGAGTTTACCCATTTCTTGTTGATATTGAAATGCCTTACGTAAATTCTTCCACTTACGTCCTATTAATTCCGATTTACCGTTTAATTCGAATACTTTTTCAGCCATGATTATTTCTCCTATTATTTTAAGTATGTACGACGAGAAAACTCGTCATGTAATTATCCACCAACCGGCGTCTCACCGACTGGTTCTACGATACCGAATGCAGATTTGTAAACAGCTGATTCTTCGACACCTTCTGTTTCCAATGCTTCCAAGTAAGCTTTCTTATCAGAAGATCTGTTAGAAGCCTTGTAAGTAAGTTGGTCGGAACTATCTTGCTGTGTTTCAGTGTTTGTCTTAGGGTTGACATCACCACGAGCAAACTTAACTTTTGGTAATACCATCCAGATTGCCTTACCATCACCACCGTGGGTCTTAACCTTCACGGAAGCATAAGGGGCTTCGGTTTCTGTATCTGTATACCAGATTTTGTTCTCGTCTTGCTGCATTCCCAAAACCTTGTGCAAAACTTCTGAAGGAAAATCATCGACGTTGAACGAACCGTTGACATCACCAGTACCACGTCCAGTTGTACGACGAGCGGCGTCACCACCGAAAACCTTTGACTGTTCAGCACTAAGGTTTTGAATCTGGAATTCAGTTGGCCCACCATTTTTGGCGTTCAATGTGTAGATGTTTTCCGGAGTAATTGTTTCATCTTCGTTCGAGTTATAAATACCAACTTGAACTTCTTCTAAACCAGTTAATAGCATGTTTTATTCTCCTATTCATATTGAGGGCGCTTGCTACGTTTACGCCTTATGTGGATCGTTGCTTTGTTCATTCCTGTCTCTGGGTCAGTTAGAGCACCATCTGACCAAGTAATAAAGAATTTAATCTTTGCCAAGTCTTCCGCAAGATTCCAAAGAAAGTCATCGGTAGCTGTACCAGCCTTAAACCAAATCATAACTTGTAAATCTTCTGACAACGTTAGTGGATTGACTCCACCATAGTCATAAGGCGCCCATGCGATAGACGTGACGAGAGCTACCGTCTCGACCTTTTGTTCTTGTTCTGGAGGAATAGCACCGACATAAGCTTTAACGCTCTTACGGAGCAAATCTCGAACTTCTATTAGGCTATTCATTTCAGTGGCAACCCCTTTCTATCAAGTAGTCGAAATAATCCGTCTTGCAAAGACCTGACCATTTCATTTTCCGCTTCATCAACGGCTTTCTCGATAAAGTGATAACCACCCCAATACCAGCCACCGTTGTTTAAGTTAGTCAAACTATATTTGTAGTTTCTTTTGGCGCGACCAGCACGACCTCGCCTGTTATCTACAATATAGTGGCCATCATCAACAAATCGGTAATAATAACCGGCGGCAGAATAACCAGTCGAATATCCGGCCTTGTATTTTTTACTTGGCGCACTCGCGATACTTTTGGCCAACAATCCTGTGGACATACCAGTACCGTGAGCATTAACCGCATTGTACAATTCTGTTGTTATGTAATGCTCCGAAATCTTTGCAGCTTTGGCCACGATTGGTTGAACTTCGTCGTCGGTCAGCGCTGCTTTCTTTAGCATAGCTTGAATATCATTGACATTTACATCTAATTCAAATTTCATATCAACTACCTACACTTCGATACGAACTTTCCACACCATTACCGCGTGTTAGTGTTATCAAATCATAGGCTCTTGGATCCCATCTCTCGACGGCAGATGAAACATTTGTGACGATGTATTCTTCGCCATCATCTTCTTCGTCAGGCAAGCGAACAAGCATGTTGCGCTTAATCTTACCAAGTTCTTTGGTGGCGAATATTTGATTATCTTGTTGATTTGGTCCGGTATTAAGCATTTGTTCAATGCTATCAATATCGTAACGAGCCAACCAGATTTTAAATGAACTCACGAAATGTTTTCTGGAAATGCCGTCCGTTGGGTCTTCCACTGACTTCATTACCCCAATCGAAGCCTGTACGTCATAACGAGCTTGTTGGACGAACTTTCTTAATCTAGCCATTCTTCGACCTCCATACAAGATAACTAGCCTTTAAGGATAGTACATATTGTTGGTAACCGAAGCTGGTTTCTTCGAGGTTGACGTCCGAATTTGCTCCGCGATTTAAATAATGGCTGTGCGCCAATAATGAAGTGGCCAAGATGAACTCGTTGTTGTTTTCATTATAGAAGTCGTCAGTAGCTTCACCGCCGACTGCACCAACAACGTGATCTCCAGAAGATTTAACAATCATTTTGATGTACGCGTCCTCGTCGACGTCATCAAATGACAATCGTAGCGACTGCTTGACGTACTTCATTATGCTTGCAATTGTTTCTTCATTCATAATTAGCACACCTTATTTAACCTAATGATTCGCCCAAAAGCGGTCTTACCTAGCACCATTGGTGAAGGCTGCGGCTTCTGCACGAATCTGAACTACCCGCCTGTTTTTACACATACTGTTCATTTATAAGGCGATTTTAATATTACCGGCTACTACGCTTCTGTTACAGTGATTGTTACATCTACTGTTACGCCGTTAGCTGACTTAATGTGAGCTACGGTAGTACCAGCGGCGTTCAACTTAACGTTGAATGAACCGTCAGTTAAGTTAGAAGTAGTTGTAGCAGAAGCCACAGCAGTATCATCGAACGAGATAGTCAACGCTTTGTCGTCAGCGTCGCTAGGCGTGATGATGGTATTCAACTTAACTGTATCACCGACCTTACCAGAAACTGATTCTGGGTTTGTGGCTACGCCAGTGACTGGTTTAGGCGTAGGAGCCGGTGTTACGGGTTTACAACAGCCAAACGTAATGCAGAAGCGCGCTTCAATTGGGCGTCATACCACAATGTGATTTGTGCGTAAGTAACACCTGTTTCAGGCTTACGGTATTGTTCAATCAATGAACCTTGTGGATCATAGTTACCTTGATACTTAGAGAAGTTACCGATAACTGGTGTCTTGGCATAAGATGTCAATTGAACTGGTACACCGAAGATTTCTTGTGGAGTAGCACCCCATAATGTTGCTGCACCGTTGGCCAATTCCTTCTTGATAGAAGCAAAGTCAGTAGGTGTCATATAAATCTTGGCAACGTTACGATCAGCGTCCTTCAAGTCAGCAAGTGACATGTTGATAGCGTCGAACAAAGTTGCTCCCCCAACCTTTTTGATTGCGTTTGTATCTGAATACAATGACATGTGTTCCTCACCAGTTGCTGGTGTTTGAGCAAATGCACGAGCCAATTCTAATTCAGAAGCCGCGTTTTCAAGTTGTGATTGTGCGAATTGAACCAATCCCAAGTTTGATCCAGCAAGCAATGTATCAGTCAATCCGATACGCACCTTAGATTCGAAGCGGCCGAATGTGATTTGATCACCCTTCAATGTAGCTTCTTTTGCTTCTTCACCATCTAAGATAGTATTGAATGCGTCACCAAATTCAACTTCGGCACGAGGAATACGTAGGTTAACTAATGTTGAGTACGTAGCGTCATTACGCAATGGATTTGGAGTTTCTGGTTCTGAAATCAATTCATTCGATACCGTAATTGGCAAGAATGCTGTCCCAGAAGCTTCTCCAGTACCACCAACAGATGTTTCGTTCTTGAATGTATCGATACCAACACTCTTACCATTCTTATAAACATCACGGATCATGTTAGCGTAGTTTTCGATAGCCTTGTTTTGTGGTGTCAAGACTTCTGAACCTTTGCCACCATTGTTGAAGCGGTCAGCGATTTCAGTTTCTTCACGCTTGATTTCGCCATTCACGGCGTCCAAACGGTCGTTGATGTCAGTGATTTGGTCTTTAACAACCTTACGAGTTTCAACAGTTGAAGTTGTGTCGGCAAGCATGTCTTGGTAACGGTCAGACAAGTCTTTAGCTTGGTTGGCCAACTCAACACGTTGCGCTTTCTTTTGGTATAAATTCATAGCCATAATTAATAGGTCTCCTCTAATATATTGTTAGCGCGTTGCGCTGTCATTTGTGCGTACTCGCGTTCTTTTTCGATGTTGGCTTCATCAATGGCTTCCGTGGTTTCCGTGTTGTTACTAATCAATTCTTTAACTCGTTCTGGAGCCTTGTCCAAGAACGTTGTGTCAATCTTCGCTACTGCTTGTAGGTCATCAACAATTTCATCAACAAGTCCTAAATCTTGTGCTTCTGCTGCGGTCAACCACGTTTCAGCACTCATAAGCTCTTTGACTTTGTCAATATCGATAGTTTCGTTAGAACGGTCTACATAAACTTGTGCAATCGTTCCGCTCAAACCTTCAAGAATTTCTGCTTGTTTCTTCATTTCGTCAGCAGTTCCAAAAGCCATTCCGCTTGCGTTGTGAATCATCAAGTAAGAATTTTTTGGCATTGAAATTGTATCACCGGCCATGGCGATAACACTGGCGATTGAAGCGGCGATACCATCTACTTGAACATCAACCTTAGCTTTATGTTGCTTTAGCATGTTATAAATGGCGAATCCTTCAAATACAGAGCCACCACCAGAGTTGATATGTAAATCAATTGTTGAAACGTCGCCTAATTCGTTCAGTTCATCTTTGAAGCTGTTTGCGCTGGTTTCTTCATCGAACCACTTATCACCCACGATGTCTCCGTAAATGTAAATCGTTCCGACATTATTTTTTGCCGACATGTTCCAATACTTGTTCTGTGATTTTTTCGTCATCTGTTTTACCTCCTTCCTCGTCGTTACCAGAATTCGGATCAGACGATGGTCGTCCTACCGTACTTCCGGCTTTACGTTCTGCTACTGGTAAATCTAGTGGGTACAAGTCACCGGAAATATTCAAGTCATCTGCACCATTTTGTTTACTTCGTGGCATATCTTCGAGTTCTCGTATTTCATTAGCACTGATACCACTGTTTCGACGCA